AATGGTAATAGTGTTAATTCCTCATTTGGCATCATATATTTTCCATCCTTTGGGGTAGGTCAACCTAAAAGCCACCGCAGGTCTTCACTATTCTGATTACCAAATCCTTGTCGGCCTGTGTTCATTTTCCATGCGTTATGGCCAACTTGAGCCTGCTTGGCTTTATAAAAAGGAGTTTTGTCCTTTTGTGTAGATGTTATACCACTCACGGCCAGCTTGGTTAATTCGGTGCCTTCTTGGCGAAGACGGAGAGCCGTATCTCGAATCCAAAGAGCAATCGAAAGTGACATAACCAAGTCGTCGTTATATCCTTCCATTGCGATTGGTTTACCATTCTTCCAAATAAATGTTTCCAGTTCGGCGAGTGTTCTACGGGAACGAATTTCGATGGCCATTTGACGCATGTAATGTTCCATATTATCAAGAATCATAGGCCGAGTTTTAATGTTCGTGCTAAATCCGGGAACCAATTTTTTATCCTCGGAGGCCCAATTGTTTGTAAGCTGGCGACGAACCTCAACATATTTCAAATCGGCAGAGGCATAAAAAGTGTTCGGATATTCTCGGTCAATCACTTCTTGAATAGTTCCCCATCCAACGTTCTCACGCTCGACGACAAGCAAACAGCTATTGTATTCCGTCGCTAATGCGACGAGAAAATCCCCAAAGTCTTTGGTGCTTATCTTGCCTTTATATTCGGCAACCTGAACAGGCTTTTCAAGACTTATATCCAAAACGTGACAAGCCGAATAGTCTTGGCCATCACCACGGGCTACGTCAGCCGCAATCACGTAGGAATGTGTTCGGTCGGGGTATTCCCAAATCCACAAATTTTTATCCATGCCTCGACATTCTCGTGGGTCTGAGGCTTTATTCTTTTTGTAAAACTCAATGATATTAAGGTCAATGAAGTTATCACCTGATGCAAGGAAGTTACAATCATACTCTTGAGACGCCTTTTTGGGGTTTCCTTGCTTTTCACCTTCCACACGACGCCATTCTTCGTCACGTTCAGGATGTAAGTCCCACGGGAGAGTTATCGGATGGAATCCGTTTTTACCAACTGTATGATTCGTGTTATCGGCCTCGGCACCCTGCCACATTTTGTGAAACCAGTTACCAACACCACGAGGAGTGGAAAGAATAATGGCGTTACCACCAGTTGATAGAGTTGGTTGGGCCGAAGTCCACAATTCCTCGGCTTCGTCAATAAGTGCGGCTTCGTCAATAATCAGCAGGGAGAGAGCTTGGCCGACACCAGATTTCTTGGTGGTGGATGCAGCTTTAATTGCTGACCCATTGGCAAACTTCATGGAGAGGCGATTATCTTCGAGGCATTTTACTTTTAGCCACGGTGGCAATTCTTCATATGCGTCACGAACTTTGGCAACCACGTCTTTGGCATCATCTTGACGCAACGAAATCAGAAGCACGTTCTTATCTTTGTGGAATATCATCAACCACAAAGAATAGGCAGCTACCAACGTTGAAATTCCCATCTGACGGGACTTAAGGATGATGTTGAATTTGTAATCGTGAAAAGATTGAAGCGTCTCTTCCTGAAATTTGAAGAGGTTGAAAAGAATCGTCCCTCGAATTGGGTGCTTTATCTTAACATAGTGCTTCATGAAGTACACGGGGGACTCCAAGCACTTCTTGTATTCGATTTTTAGTAACTCTTGGTAAGTGATTTTTCCGTCTGACATAAAATTTCCAATCCATATTTGATTGCTGCTTCGACGTATTTGTCTTTCATCTCATCTCGAATTTTAATCAGGGCGTCAATGCGGCGTTGTGCTTCGGACAAGTCATGTTTGGCCGCTTCGAGAATTTGTTCTGCATTGGTCGTTTTCCATCGCTCAGTAAACCCCTCGGAGTTGCAAAGCATTTTGACATCGGTGTCGTCCGACTCAAAATACTTAATCGTTTCTCGAATCTTGTCGGCTAAATCTTTTGTGGCCCCGAGTTCGTTGGAAGCGAGTTTATATGTCTCGTAATCCTTGTAAATTCCCAACACCCGGAGCTTTGTTTCATATTCGATGAGACATTCCTCGCACAATCCCGTTTTTCTATAAAAAAGACGGTCGTGTTTGGACCCCCACCTCATATTTGCACCGCAACGACATTTTTGGGAACCAATGGCCTCACGAACGAGTTCTGCGACCCTATTAAAGCGTTCTGGGCCACTTTCTTTCTGAACCCATTCAACACCCTTGGCATCCTCCCAATGCTCGCCTACGGCCCGTTTAACGTATTTTTGGCTTGTATAGCCAAATTGTGCGACGGGACGAACCCCCGCCAAATAGTCTTTTACGATTTCAATGTTGCTTTTCATATAACTGTGCTTACGTATGTAAATATAAACGTAACCCCTAAAAACCCTTATAAATATGTGAATTTACTACCAGTTGCATCCACATATATTCTTCGGCCATACACGGTAGAAGCACTTCCACTGTATCGGACAGCCAAGGCCCTGGCCCATGTTGTTCCCCCATCCATTTCGACATTGATGTAATCCAAGGTGGAACTTCCAGTGTTTGTCGGAAGCAAATTGATGTTGGTCAGGTGGGTATAACCCAATGCCCCACCATTTTGCTGCCACGATACAAAATTCCCGGGTGGGTCGAAGAGTTGAAGCCCCGGGGTGTAAAGATTGTTTACAATTGTCAACTGCGGGACTATAGTTGGAAATCCCCCTGCACTACCCGTTCCCGTCGAGGCCAAAATCGAGCTTCCAAACAAGCTTAATCCGTATGGGTCAAATGTCTGAATGACTGGCGTCGTCGTAAAGATGAGATTAGAATTGTTATCATACAATTCGACCTTCAATGTCCACGACTCATTTGCCGAGTTGACGGGGAACGGAACTTGAATAACAGTTCCCCCGGGTGAAAACCCGTAATCTCCGTAGTTTTTTAGTGACAGGTTTGCCAATGTCACATTGCATTGGAACGGAACAATCACCAACGTCCCGTAGTAATCGTTCAGAGGAGTAAACAAAAATTCCTGAGCTTCACCAAACGTCTTTGTCCCGACTGCATCTGGAATATCAATTTCTCCCAACAAAAGTCCATATTGAGGCGTGAAGTTTGGTTCGTTGGAAATGGAAGGAATTGAGCTTGTTAAATAAAAAGCAACATTGGCAGGAACACTCGGATTTTTGTTAACGACCGCATTAACCGACAATGAGTAAAGAACTCCTTGCTCTAAGAAAATGAAATTGGATGTATATCCCGTTCCTTGGACGTTCAGATAGGATGTTACGTCAAACGGATAATATTTGGAATCGTTATTTGAATTTATCGCCGTGACTTTGGCAATGACATAACTGTTCCCATCCGCCGAAGTGTAATCTGGAACGGTTGTTATTGCCATTCCACTCATGAGTGGAATATCAGATTGAACTGGGTTCAACGAGGAAGATGATGCGAACCAATAGGTACTTACTTGATTTTGGTCGTAAAATATTCCGGTGTCCGAATAGGCTTTATTGATGGTCAGTGGGTCATACAACAACTCGGTCGGGGATAGTGGGGTGTCGCTTATCAGTTCAAAATCGCCGGGGTATGTATTGCTTTTAGCATACAATTTCTGTCTGGCCACAAACCCCGAAAACGTATCCAGATTTCTAAAAACAATGTCGGCATAGGACTTTTCAAGGTAGGTTGAGGACGATATAATGGACGTGTAAGATTGAAATGTAACTGAGGAGGTTAGCGCAGTTACAGTTCCGTTGACAAGCGATGCGGTGTATGTTGTCGTATCAATAACATGCGGGTCTGTTGAGTTGAACAGAGTATAATAAATTGGACCGATACTTCCTGTATAGCTGTTCGTAATGTTCAGAACAGTAAAATTTGATGATGAAATTGGATTACGGTTGATGGATGAAGACACCGAAGGATTGATTGTATACGAAGCTCCCGTATGCCCGAGGTCCAAGGAGTTATAGTTTACCTGTATTGCGTTACCAACCATTGATGCCGTGAAAAACGGTTGGTTTGTTATCAACTGAGTTTGACTCCCACTTCCTGAACGTACCAACTTTCCAGCGACTGGAATATTTTGATACTGATTGATTTTCGTTGTCTGTGTATAATCCATCGAAAAGAAACCCGTGAAGAATGGTGAAATATATCCTATTAGTCCCGTTGATTGGATTGTATCTATAACGTCTCCATCCAATTGAATTTCGGTCGGACTTATAACCTGTCTGATTTTGAAGGATTGTGTTGAATAAATGTTATCGTATTGCCCGCCGAAAGGGTTTTGAGCTTTGTAAACATAAAGAAGAATGTTTTGCCCAACCATCTGTGTGCTAAACCCATTGATTCCTCCAATACTTGATGAGAACGATGTCCAAACTACTCGATAATTGCTTCCAGCTTGGTCGGCTATTATTGTTGAGGCATTAGTCAATCCGTTAATCCCGTAACTTGCAAGAGTTCCGCCAGCGTTAAAGTTAGGATTGAGTGAATGCCCCGTGCATGACCCTGTAATAACGATGTTAGCAAGCACTGTTGTCGCCGCTGTCGTTATATCAACTGTCGGAACCAACAATGGTTCAATTTCTATTTCGGGTGTGTGGAGGAAGCGAGTTCGGGAAACATTTTTGTAAGTGTTATTTATACTAATGTTTCCTGTCCATCGAACAATTTCTCCTTGGGCGGTTGTTCCGACAAGATAGATGTTGCCGGGACCATTGACAACTTCTTGGAAGACATAAATGGCAACTGTGAAATTGGCTATATCAACGAACCCTGCACTGGTAGGAGGGGAGGTAAGATAGAGAGAATTTCCTGCGGCATCGAGAACCTCGACTTTTATTTCGGAGTTGTTGGCGAGGAGGCTCGACCCGTTAAAAGAAATGGAATTTTTTCCTGCTGTGAATACGGGATTGAATTCGACCACTTGGAAGTAGTTCGAGAGATGGGCTGTATCCTCAATGTCAACCGCAATAGTATCGAGTCCTTTACGGACACCCGTGGTCGTGAAACTGCTGTCTCCCCGTATTCCTAGATTCGATAGTAATTGTGTTTGGTTTGCCATATGTATGGTGGGGCAAAAGCCCCACCAATACATATCTCCTTATTCGTATTTCACGTCGAAAGAAGTCTGTAACTATTTCGGTATGGGAGATAAAAACTCATGTGTTAGAATTTCATTGATATTATCGAGTTTCTCAAATGGAATCCGCAAAAGTTTTATACCGTTATCGTGTGCATATTTCGTCTTCACCCTGTCCTTAAATTGTATGTCTTTGAATTCTTCGTCGGTTAAGACGTGGTTTCCAAACGTGCATTGATGGAAATGTTGTTCGCCATCATATTCAATCAAAATATTTTGTAAGGGGGCATAAAAGTCAAACTTCAACTTTCGATTCGTTTTTGGATTTCGACAATCATCGAATGATTTTTGATGAATGACTGATAGTCCATATCTCTCGCCAAATCTCATAATTTTTAATTCTCCTTTGGAAAGATTGCATTTGGGACACCCCGCCCCACCGTTTGTATGGGAGTCGGGAGTTTGAAAAAATGGCCCGTGAATTTTACATCCTATTTCTATTTTATCAAACACTCCACAGTAGTTTGAGTTTTTATAATCATATCGCTCCCCATGAACTGATT